GTGGGAATCTTGCAGACGTGGGAGAGTCAGGTCTCAGTAGATGACCTTAGAATCGCAGCTGACATTAAGGCGTGGGCCGATCAATATCGTCCTAAGATGATCTGCTTCGACAAGTACACGACACAATCAATTAGCGAACGCCTTGCCAATGCTGGACAGATAACGCAGGACGTGTCGGGGCAGCAGTTCTATCAGGCTTGCTCTGATCTCCTCGATGGTCTGGTCAATGGTCGAGTAGTCCATAATGGCCAAGAAGAATTAATAAAGCAGATGAATAATTGCGCGGCAAAAACGAACGATTCAAGCTGGCGTATCGTCAAAAGAAAATCGGCGGGCGACGTGTCCGCACCGATCTCACTTGCAATGACAGTAAGCATGCTAATGAAACCTCAACAGATCGCAGCTATTTACACCGAGTAGTGTATAATTGCCCTCTATGGGTATCCTTTCGCGCCTCACAGGTGCAACACCGAAGGCCAATGTCGAAGCGCAATATGCACCGCAGGTTTTAGGTGAGTATTCGCCTTATGCGATGCCGTTCCAATTCGCCTACGTCGGACGCACCGAGGCAATGGGAGTTCCGGCACTAGCTCGATGCCGCAACCTTCTCGCTGGCACTATTGGAACGATCCCTCTTGAACTTTACAAGAAGTCCACAGGCGAAGAACTAGGCAAGCCTCTCTGGTTAGATCAACCTTCCTATTCACAGCCTCGTTCTGTCACTATTGCATACACAGTCGATTCACTTCTATTTTACGGACAAGCATTCTGGCAAGTAGTTGAGACTTACCAAGAAGACGGACGCCCATCTCGTTTTGAGTGGATCGCCAACAGTCGCGTAACCGCAACGCTTGACCGCGACAATGTTTATGTCAAGTCTTACGCCATCGATGGCACAACCGTCCCAATGGACGGCCTCGGATCTCTCATTACTTTCCAATCATTAAGCGATGGCATTCTCAACACGGGAACATCCACAATCCGCGCAGCTCTGGACATCCAGAAGGCGTCAGTAGTAGCGGCCGCAACTCCAATGGCAACTGGCTACCTTAAGAATACAGGCGCAGACCTGCCACCTTCTGAGGTTCAAGGATTACTTTCAGCATGGAAAAATGCCCGTCAAAATCGTTCAACGGCTTACCTAACTTCCACTCTTAATTATGAGTCAGTCGGATTTAGCCCTAAAGACATGATGTACAACGAAGCAATTCAGAACCTTGCAACCGAGATTGCTCGCCTTTGCAACGTACCGCCTTATTACGTCTCAGCAGATCAGAACACGACAATGACCTACGCGAACGTGCAAGATGAGAGACTTCAATTCTTGACTTTGTCCTTGCAGCCTTTCGTATCGGCCATCGAGGATCGTCTATCAATGGACGACATCACAGCCCGCGGCAACATCGTTAAGTTCGATCTTGATAGCAATTACCTACGCACCGATCCACTCAAAGAACTTTCAATTATCCGCGAACTTCTCGATCTCCAGTTAATCACACAGGAGCAAGCGATGGAGATGACTGACCTAACACCTAATGGAAGCGAAGGCCTTCAATGAAAGAGATGCTCACATTCTCAGCAGAACTTACAGCAGACGCGTCAGAGCGCACTATCTCTGGCAAGATCGTCCCCTTTAATGGCGAGGTAGGAAACACATCCGCTGGCGCCGTAGTCTTTGAGCGTGGCGCGATCAATATCGCTGACTCATCTAAAGTGAAGCTCCTACTGGAGCACGATCCTAAGCAGCCAATCGGCCGCGCTCAATTTTTCAATGAAACCGAGGATGGGATCTACGCATCATTCAAGATTTCTAAATCATCCCGTGGCACCGATGCGCTCATCGAAGCCTCAGAAGAACTCCGTACTGGCCTTTCGGTCGGAGTTATGGTCAATGCAGCAAAGCCAAAGAACGGCGTGCTGTATGTGTCGAGTGCTGACCTGCTCGAAGTAAGTTTGGTTCAGGCAGCAGCCTTTAAGTCTGCGGCCGTAACCGATATCGCGGCATCTGAAGATGAAGCCGTGGAAGAAACCCTACCAACAGAAAGCGAGACAGCCACCGTGGAAGACACCACTTCAGCAGTCGAAGCAACACCAACAGTTGAGGCTGCCGCAGTTGAAGCTGCTCGCCCTGCTGTAACAGCAATGGCCTACACAAAGCCACGCATTGAACTAACAGCTGCAAAGTACGCAGAGAACTCAATTCGCGCAGCACTTGGCGATGAGTCAGCACGTCAATACATTGCAGCAGCAGACAACACAACAGACAATGCTGGTCTCGTACCAACACGTCAATTGTCTGAAATCATTAACCCACTTGGAACAACAATCCGTCCATCGATCGATGCGATTTCACGCGGAGTTCTTCCAGATGCAGGCATGACTTTCGAGATCCCAAAGATCACACAGATGCCAACAGTTGCAGATACAGCAGAAGACGCAGCATTCTCTGACACAGATCAGAATGCAGCATTCCTCTCAGTATCAGTAAAGAAGTACGCCGGACAGCAGACATTCTCTGTCGAACTACTTGATCGCACATCTCCAGCATTCTTTGATGAGCTTGTCCGCAACATGGCAGCAGCTTACGCAAAGGCTACTAACTCAGCAGTAAACGCTGCGCTTATCGCTGGTGCAACAGCAGATGCAACAACAACAGTAACTTACCCAACAGCAGCAGAACTTCTCGGAGTAGTTGCTCGCGGATCAGCTTCTGTCTATGCTGCAACAGCAGGACTTCCAAACCCATTCGCTCGCAACATGGTCGTATCAACAGGACAATGGTCAAACATCATGTCACTCAACGATGCTGGACGTCCTATCTACACAGCTTCACAGCCAATGAACGCTGGCGGAGCAGTAGCACCTACATCACTCACAGGTAACGTCGCAGGTCTTAACCTCTACGTCGATCCTACAAACGCTGGCGATGGAGATGGAACTATCCTCATCGTAAACCCAGATGCTTACACATGGTACGAGAGCCCTACTTATCGCTTGAGAGCCGAGTCAACAGCCGCAGGTTCTGTGACCATTGGCTATTATGGTTTTGGGGCAATTGCTACCAAGGTCGGCGCTGGCGCATTCAAGAACAACAAGGCGTAAGCCACACTAAGTCGCTGGCAGGGTAGTGCCCTTCTACCCTGCCAGTCTTTAGAAAGGATCAGCATGGCATTGACAACAGTCGCAGAGCTTCGCACCGCCCTTGGCGTCGGTACGCTCTACACGGATGCAGTTTTGCAACAAGTCTGTGATGCCGCTGATAATGTCCTTCTACCCTTTCTATGGAAAAACCAGCAGTACATAATTGCTCACGGCAACACAGGGACAGTCGGAACTCTCTATTTTGATCAACCTATTCGTGATGTATTTTACGTCGGTCAATCGGTTGTAATCTCTGGCGCAGGCACAAAGTACAACGGCACAAAGACAATCACCGCGGTTGGCACTCGATCTTTCAACGTCACCACTTCACACACTTCGGACAATCCTCGTCACACAGTCGAGCCATACGGCATCGCCGCAGCTGAGACCTACATAGACTATTCAACGATCCCGGCAATCCAAGAAGTCAGCCTCATGATAAGTATTGATATCTGGCAATCTCGCCAAGCACCGTCATCTGGCGGCGTGACGATCGATGGCTATCAGCCAAGTCCTTATAGAATGGGCAACACACTCCTTGCACGTGTAAGAGGCATGCTCGCGCCATATCTTGATCCGAGATCGATGGTGGGCTAATGGCCGCCATCTCAACACTCCGCGCAGGTATCGCAGCAGCTCTTACAGATAACACAAAGTATTCAGTTTTCTCATTCCCACCTGCAACACCGATCGCAAACAGCGTGATCGTAGCGCCAGCAGATCCTTACATCTCACCGTCTAACGGCTGGCATGCATCGATCTCGCCTATGGCTAACTTCGTTATTTCCGTCATGGTTCCCTTGCTTGATAATGAAGGCAATCTTAACGGGATGGAAGATAACATCGTTCGGGTTTTTAACCTGCTCGCTGCATCTACCTACACCTACAACGTCACACAGGTATCGGCTCCAGCCGTACTAAGTGCCGTCTCTGGTGATCTACTTACATGCAACATCAATATCTCAGTCCTAACGAGTTGGAGCTAAAATGTCCGAGTGGGAAAAAGAGCAAGAGGCCTTCCTGATCAAGATCGGGCAGGTAGCACCATCAACACCAAAGCCAGTAACTACTAAGAAAGACGAGGAATAATCTCATGGCTGTATTTCTAAATAACAAGGTCGGCGTGAAGATTAACACAGTCGATCTTTCAGACCACGTTACCGCAGTAACACTTAACCGCACTTTCGACGAGCTCGAAGTGACAGCAATGGGCGATGGCGGGCACAAGTTCGTTAAAGGCCTCGAGGCATCATCTGTCACAATCGACTTCCTCAATGACACAGCAACCGCAAACGTCCTTCAGACTTTGCAAGCTGCATGGGGAACTAACGTCACAGTAGTCCTACTACAGGAAAAGGGAACCGCAGTATCTGCGACTAACCCTCTCTACACAATGACATGCCTAATCAACGGCACCACAGACATCAATGGCGCAGTCGCTGATCTAGCAGTTCAAAGCCTGACATTTAACGTCTCAGGTACTACAGTAGTAGCCACAACAGGCACATTCTAAGAAACTAAACAAAGGGGCACAGCATGGCAAAGTTAATCGTCACACTAGCAGACAACAGCGTCACCGAGATCGAGATCACTCCTCGCCTTGAGTACGCGTTCGAGCTATATGCTAAAAAGGGATTTCACAAAGCGTTCCGCGATGATGAAAAGCAGTCAGACGTTTATTGGTTGGCATGGGAAGGCCTTCGACTAAGTGGAGTCACAGTCAAGCCATTCGGCGCAGACTTTCTCGAAACTCTTAAGAGTGTAGAGGTTGCAGAGTCTGACCCTTTGGCTTAGGGCGGGATAGCATCCACTATCTCATCGCTCGATTGAGCATTGAGACGGCTATCCCACCACAAGATTTAATCGATTTAGATTCATCGATGCTCCAGATGTTACTGAAAGCATTGAAAGACCGAGCGAAGGAGCAAAGCGATGCCTACAGAGCTAAAAGGCGCTAATGACCTTCGCAAAGCCCTTAAGAAGTTCTCGCCGGATCTAGACAAAGCAACACGGGATGAGATGGTCGGATTCCTAAAGCCAATCGTCAAGATGGCTAGAGGTTTTCTTCCGTCCAACTCAGACGCTCCTTCTGGATTCGTCAAGCATGAAGTCAAGACGGCCAAGTTTCCAATGTACGACGCAGCCGAGGCACGCCGTGGAATTGGTTACAAGCTAACACCGACTAAGCCTAACCGTGAGGGATGGTCCTCAACTGTCTCGATTCACAACAAGACAGCAGCAGGAGCAATCGTTGAGACCGCCGGACGTAAATCTGGACTCTCAGGTAATTTCAGTCCGCGCTTCTCTGGACAGTTCGCAGGCCGTGGCAAGATGCAAGGCCGCGCCATGTTCAAGGCTTACGATCAGGACCAAGGCAAAGCCAAGGCAGCTATTATCAAAGCGCTCGAGAAGGCTGCCGCTAAGTTTAATGGAAGTGGCAACTGATGGCTGAATTACGCATTCCCATAATCGTCGAGAACAAAGGCAAGAAAGCCCTCGGCGATGTAGACAAGGGCGTTAATCAACTTGCAAAATCATTTAAGAAGTTAGCAGGCGCAGCAGGTATCGGCCTATCAACCGCCGCTGTAGTTAAGTTTGGCAAAGCAGCCGCCAAGGCATTTATGGAAGACGAGAAGGCTGCAACTCGTCTAGCAATGTCAGTAAAGAATCTTGGTCTAGGTTTTGAGACCGCACGCATCGAGAGTTATATTTCGCAACTCTCGGCTATGTCTGGCATTACCGACGACGAACTTCGCCCAGCGATGCAGAAGTTGTTGCAGACCACTTCTTCAGTTACTAAGTCTCAAGAATTACTTACTCAGGCGTTAGATATTTCACGCGGTTCTGGCGTTGATTATGAAACAGTTGTTAATGACCTTTCTCTCGCGTACCTAGGGCAGACTAAGGGACTTACTAAGTATTACCTTGGATTAACCAAAGCAGAACTTAAGACTATGAAGTTTTCTGAGATTCAACAGAAACTTATTGATCAGTTCAAGGGTGGAAACGCTGCTTACCTAACCACCTACGCTGGCAAGTTTGAACTGATCTCGACAGCAGCAGGAGAAGCTTCTGAAAAGATTGGCGGAGCCCTTGTCGAATCTTTAGTGGCAGCCTTCGCCGCTGGAGATCCTCAGGAGTTCGTTGCCAAGATTGAAGGCCTAGCGACAAAGATCGCAAGCATGGTGGCAACGGCTGTCTTTGGATTTAAGAAACTTTATTATTTAACATCTGACCAAGCGATCTTGGCCTCACTTAACCCTTTCGACAATTATGAGAACGATGTAATTAAGATCATCGATATTCAGGAAAAGATGTTTAGAGCTTCATTCGAAGGCATTAAGATGGGCTATCTTGGATCTATGCCAATCGGCATCTATGCAAGCCCTGGGGATGCTGCAAAGCTTAAAGCGGCAGAAGCTCTAAGATTAAAGCGCGAAAAAGAATTAGCAGCACTCCAAAAGAAGTCAGCTGCAGAACAGAAAAAGAAACTCGCATTAGATAAAGCCTCTAAGACTCTTAACATTGATGCTATCGGTATCGAAGCCGCGCTCAAGGGCAAGATCAGCGAGACAGACCGCATCTCTCTAGAATTACAGAAGGCCATCCTCGAAGGTAACGGCACACTTGCAGAAAAACTTGCCAAGGATTTAGAGGCAGCGGTCAAGCGTAACAACGAACTGAAACTCGCCTTGCTTGCTACTCCAGAGGCTCCTAACCCTTACCGTAATTGGAAAATCCCTAACCTTGGACCAATCGGCGGAGCATTAGGCTTAGAGGATTTACGCGGACAGGGTGCTGTAATCCCTAGCTTTAATGACATGGGCGCAGGCGCTGTCGGTGGAACGTTAGGCCTTGAAGACCTACGTGGCAGAAGTGCAGCCGTCCCACAGATTAACATCACCGTAGAACTCGACGGCCAGACAGTCGGCGGAGCAATCCGTGACGGTCAGATTAATGACTCACTCTCTGGATCTTTCAGCCAGACAAACAGATTCGGCGCTAAGGGTGCAATCGCACTATGACCCTGCCAGCAACGATCTCAGTCTCTTTCGACTTTAGCCAAGGGGCTACGTTCGGCCTCGGTTTCGTCATTGGCGACGATCGCTATGGAGTAATCGGCACTTCTCGGTTCGGTGACTCAACCGTTCCCACTCCCACAGTTGATCTCAGCGATGTTACTCGATCCATTAAGATCAGCCGTGGAAGAAACATCATGCGCGACACCTACGAGTCAGGCAGTTGTACTGTCCGAGTATTAGATCCTAATTCTTACTTCAATCCTCAGAATGTATCTAGTCCCTATTTTGGCTATCTAACTCCACTAAGAAAGATTCGCGTAGCTGCTACGACAGACACAGCGCAGGAGTTCTTATTCTCTGGATACGTCGATACCTATAAATACTATTACCCAACAGGGCAGGAGATCGGCTACGTAGACATCATCTGTTCCGATGCCTTTAGACTCTTTCAGATGGCCAACGTGGCAAGCGTGACAGGTGCAACAGCTGGCCAGACTACTGGCACCCGTATCACTAAGATTCTCGATCAGGTCTCATTCCCTACATCGATGCGAATTACAGACACAGGATCTACAACAGTCCAAGCAGATCCCGGCACAGCTCGAACATCCCTTGCAGCCCTCAAGGCGGCAGAGTTTGCAGAACAAGGCGCATTCTTCATGTTGCCAGATGGCACCGCAGAGTTTAAGGATCGCGCTGATGTTGTGGGATCTCTAGCGGCTACTCCCATCGAGTTTAATCAGACAACAGGGATTCCCTACTCTGATCTCAAGTACGCCTTCGATGACAAGCTCATTATCAATCAGGCCAGCATGACACGCATTGGCGGCACAGCTCAGACCGCCGTAAACGTTGATTCATCAGCCAAGTATTTCCCACATGGCACAACAGTCACAGACATGATTCCACAGACAGATGCTCAAGTCTTAGACATCGCCAAGATATACGTTGCAACCAGAGCAGAGACCACGATCCGCATCGATGCTATGACTGTCGATCTTCTGGATCCAGACGTGCCAACGGATACGATGATCGGACTCGATTACTTTGACAATGTGAAGATTACTAACGTCCAGCCAGACGGCAGCACAATCGTGAAGACCCTGCAAGTGCAGGGCTTGGCATGGGACATCACCCCAAACTCTATGAAGTGCACAGTAACAACACTTGAGCCTATAGTTGAGGGATTCATCATCGGATCATCGACTTACGGTATAATCGGACAATCCATATTAGGATACTAGGAGACAAACAATGGCAGCAGGTCTAGGTTACAAAGAGTTCGCGACTGGAGACGTCCTAACGGCGGCAGACGCTAACGGCTATCTGGCCTCTCAGGTAGTAATGGTCTTCGCTAGTGCGGCAGCTCGCACCTCAGCCATCGCCAGCCCTCAAGAGGGGATGATCTCCTATCTCAAGGACACGAATTCGACTGAATATTACTCAGGGTCGGCTTGGGTTGCCATCGGTGGATCATCCTCAGGGCCAGCGTTCCAAGGTTACAGAGCGACAACGAATCAAAACATTACCGCTAACACTTTTACAAAAATGGCAATAAATGGCGAAGATTACGATACAGATAATTGTTTTGACTCGACGACTAATTACCGTTTTACTCCAACTACTGCCGGTAAATACTTGGTAGGTATCGCATTGAATACCAATGCAACTTCTGCTGCGCTAGCAATCTATAAAAATGGAACTTTAGTGAAATATTTAATGGGGTATTCCGCGGCGGTAAACGTTTCTATGAATGGCACAACAGACTACATTGAATATTATGTATTATTGCAGGGCACTAGTATTGTGCTTTACTCTGGCACAGACAGCAATACGGTTTTTGCAAGCTATGTGAGGAGCTAATTAAATGACACTATACGATCAAATTATTGAGGTTTACCCTGAGCTTGCTGATTCTACTGAATTCATTACGGGCTCGATTAGATTGCAAAATGACTCAGACGGCCTTGGCGATTACATTGCTAAATGGGAATACTCAAAGCCATTGCCCGCAGGACTATCTGTCGGTAAATGAAGCCAAGACTTTCTAAGTCTGCCATTCAATTAAGAGAGCAGATAGACGATGCATTCCCAGATAGAGATCGAACTTCGGACGGTTGGATCGGTGATACCCGACACGCTGCTCGCAAGTCTGATCATAATCCAGATGCACAAGGATGGGTACGTGCCATCGATGTTGACCGCGACCTTGCAGGCAAAAACGGGAAGCCCGATCTCATGCCTGATTTGGTCGATCAGATTCGACTCCTTGCAAAGTCTGGCGATAAAAGAATCAGTTACATCATCTTCGATGGTCGCATCGCCTCATCTAAAAAGGCTTGGGCTTGGCGTCCTTATGATGGGATCAATAAGCATAATCACCATGCACATGTCAGCTTTACTATCAAGGGCGATTCAGACAATACGTTCTTCAATATCCCGATGATAGGTGGTCAATAAATGGAACAAGCAAAATCACTCGCAGCATCATGGGCTCGATCATTCTTGGCCGCTGCCCTTGCGCTATACATGGCAGGCGTAACAGATCCTAAGACCTTGGCAATGGCAGGAGCTGCAGCAGTAGCACCTGTTATCTTGCGCTGGCTCAATCCTAAAGACGCTTCATTCGGAGTCGGGAAAGAATGACTCAAGAAAACTTCTTCACTCTTTACTTCGCCAGCCTTGCCGTCATTGGTGGCCTTGCTGGATACGTAATCACTCACTTGCTCTCTGAAATTAAGAGACTTAATTCGCGTGTCGATGAGATTTACAACATACTTCTTGAGCGATAATTTTTAACATGGCAAAGAAGAAAGTCATCGATCTCGATACTTACTCACAGCTTGACGCATGGGCCATCAGCTTGCATGAGATGTATCGTGCACTACGCCGTGCAGGTTTTGCGGTGGACATGTGTTTAGCAATCATTACAGATCGAGACTCTTATCCCGATTGGATTCTGCCATCGATCCCTGACCGAGTGGATCGCCTACCCTACGAGGACGACGACGAGGATTAATGAAGCGCATTGTCATAGTGAGCGACCTACAGGTCCCATTCCACGATAGACACGCAGTCAAGAATTTAGCCAGTTTCATTAGTAAGTTTAAGCCGCACGAAGTCGTCACGATTGGCGACGAGATAGATTTCAACACGATTAGCAAGTGGAGCGAAGGGACACCAGAAGCCTATGAACAAACTCTGGGAGATGATCGCGATGAAGCTGTTCAGGTACTTTACGACCTTCAAGTGACACAGATGATCCGGTCTAATCATACGGATCGACTTTATAACCAGATTATGAGAAAGATACCCTCATTCTTATCCTTGCCCGAACTTAGGTTTGAGAAGTTTATGCAGCTCGACGAGCTAGGGATAACCTTTCATAAGAAGCCTTACAACATTGCGCCTAACTGGATTGCAGTCCATGGGGACCATACCCCTATAAAGTCTCAAGGCGGTCTCTCAGCCCTTGAGGCGGCCCGTAGGCATGGCAAGTCAGTCATCTCGGGACATACTCACAGGGCAGGCCGTTCGTCCTTCTCAGAGGCCTCTGGGGGCCGTATTGGCCGTGTTCTGCATGGCGTAGAAGTCGGGAACTTGATGGACTTTAGCAAGGCCAGTTACACCAAGGGATCGGCCAACTGGCAGCAGGCTTTCGCCATCATGTACGTCGAGGGCAAGAACGTCCAGGTGGATTTAATTTACATCGAGAAGGACGGCACCTTCGTAGTCTCAGGCAAACGCTATGGACGACCTAGATAACGATCTAAATCGGGACATTGATGACCACATGGACGAGTCGGAATTGTTACCGTTTCGTTATCTTAAATCCTAGAAATTCCCCCTTAGGGCGTGAGACAGTTAAGCCAACGACGAAGGGCGTCGGAAGAAGGGCTTAAATATGTTCGATCCATCAGTAGGTGACGCAGTAGTAATGATCTTACTAGCTGCGCTATATTTCCACCTCGGCCGCACCGTTGGCCATCGAGTAGGTTATCTCAAGGGACGCAAAGCGGTCCAAACTTACTACGACAAGAAGGAAAGGGTGAAAGTGTGAAAGCTAGTGATTTCCTCACAGAAGCAAAGGCAACAATACAAGACCGTGGAATGGACTACGGTCACCCGTCAGACAATATGTCCAGAACAGCATGCCTCTGGTCTGCATTCTTACAAATGCCTATTACTGACTATCAAGTGGCATCATGCATGGCATTGGTCAAGCTCGCACGAAGCATGGAGTCTGCGAAAGTCGATACATACATCGACGCTGCTGCCTATCTTGCAATAGCAGGGCAACTACACACAGAGGAGAACGAGCTCTATGTTTAATTTAGAAGATTACGAGACAGTTGAAGAAAGACTTATTAAGTTTTGGAAGGATCATCCAGATGGCCAGATTCATACTAAATTGCTAGATCAGAGTTCGGGCCGTTTTATTGTTGAGGCTGCGATTTATCGCACCGAGGCGGACGGTAGGCCATGGACTACAGGGCTTGCAGAAGAAACTGTCCAAGGTCGAGGCGTTAACGCTACATCTGCGCTTGAGAATTGCGAGACATCTGCAATTGGTAGAGCTTTGGCTAATGCAGGTTATGCAACTAAGGGCAAGCGAGCAAGTCGTGAGGAGATGACGAAAGTTGCAACAGTTAAGAAGACAGAGGCAATCATCGATGAAACTAAAGCCAAGATGTTACACACATCGGGCGAATACATTCCAGTAATAAAGGAAGAGGATCCATGGACTATCAAAGCCTCGACTATGCCGCCCACAATGGGGGAAGCTGTTGCGACGGTGAAAGAGATCATTGGCGGCCAGACCGAGAAGGACATCCCTCATTGCAAGCATGGTGAGATGATGTGGAAGACTGGCACTACTAAGGCAGGCAAGCCATGGGGTCACATGAAATGCAAGGCAGCCGTTACCGGTGAAATCAGTGGTCGATGTGAATCACCGAATGATGTTATCTGGTACGAGATCGCTCAAGACGGATCATGGCAACGCCAGAAGGTCAGAGCATGAACGCGGTCCTAGACTATAGCTTCACAGCTTACGCAGGGATAAGTAATTGCACCTATTGCGATCGCTTTACACATGTCAATGAATGGGCAACGCCAGACGGTGCTTTGCTGGTTTGCCAACAATGCGAGATTACTAAACAATTTGGAGAGTACTAATGGGACGCTTACAGTTCTTAAATCAAGACGGTGAATGGGAATCATTCCCTACAGAGGACGAGATTCATCGATCGAAGGAGATCATTGCAATCTTAGAGGAGTTTACCTTCACGACTAGATGCTGCTTATGCAATGAGGCAATACCTTACAAAGACATTAAGGTAAACCTCACTAATAAGAGCTGGTCATGTTCTAAGTGTCACGCGGTCAATGGCCTCTCAAAACCGTAAATACCGAGGATTCTCGACTGAGCGAGTAGTCGCCCGTTACCTATCGGAGTGGTGGCCACATGCAGATATCGGTCGAGGGGCTGGAAAAGATATAACACATGTCCCGTTCGACATGGAAGTTAAAGCTAGATCGGCGTTCCAGCCTAAGGCGTGGATCGACCAAGTAACAAAAAGGGCCGCTAAAACTGGTGGGCTACCCTTAGTAGTTGCTCGCTTGAATGGTCAAGGGGAGAAGAGTCCAGAGGACTACCTTGCATTCATGAGATTGGGCGACTTGGTCGATCTATTGCTTCGCGCAGGTTACGGGGATTTCAGCAATGATCTTGCTAAACTAGAGCCAATGAGATGCAAGATGTGTGGGGCATGGAGCTTCACAGAGACATGCAAGACGTGTGAGGTTAATGATGGCCAATGATGAGCAATACACGCCTAGAGCCCTATTTGATGCCATGGCAGTTGAGTTCGATCTTGATGTAGCAGCACCCAAAGGCGGTATTCCGTGGATTCCAGCGAAAGCGCATTACTCAATCGAAGATAACGCACTAGAGAAGCCTTGGTGGGGCATGGTGTGGATGAATCCGCCATATTCTAAGCCTTCCCCTTGGGTTGATAAGTTTATCGCACACGGCAACGGAATCGCGTTGCTGCCCATGTCTAAGTCTAAGTGGACTTATGAGCTATGGGATAAAGCTGACGGTATCGCTTATGTTGGCACTATGAAGTTCGAGCAAATAGACGGCAAATCCAGTCAGATTTACATGCCAGTCTTGTTATATGCAATGGGTCAAATTGGAGTCGAAGCTATCAAAAAAGCTGGACATGGAAGGATGCGTTAATGCCAACTTATGAGTTTGAG